CTCAGGGCTGAATCCGTACAACTCAACCAATACAGCGATAGCCGAGTTCTCAGCGATAAGACCCTCTTTGACTTGCTGAAGGAGGGTAATGATTCCCGTAACACCACCCACAGAGCCTTTAAGAGCAGCCTGTGCATCTTTGGTCTTGCTGTCAACCGTAGAATCTTCCTCAGTTTGTACAACTTGTAGCCCTACTTTCTCACGTATTTCCGCCTCTGTCATTACCGAAGTAACGGTAGACTCAGAAAACTGTACTGAAATTGGCTCGGTGTCTTGAATAAACAGACGGTTCGAAAGTCCTTGCAATGCTGCCAGTTCGTTAAACACCCTTTCGATGAACTGCTGTCGGTTGTTTACATAGGTGTTTTGGAACAACTCAAAAGAATCAACAAGCTGGTTTCTGCTCGTGAAGATTCCGTCCTCTTTGATTCCGAAAAGTGCTGGGTCGGTTACTTGATGACCCGCGTATATCTCTCTTTGAACGGTCTTGTTTAGAATATCGAAACGCTTATCAAAGTCGTTACCATTAAGCTGTTGTATTTCTACTCCTCTGTCGCGTGAATCGGCAAAGTTCAGAACGATTGAATTGGCGTTGTCAGTTCCTGTGAACTTGTCCTTAATCTGCCGCTCGATTTCCTCTTGTTCCTCAAGGGTCGGTTCTCCGTTGTAGAAAGATACGATAGTGCCGCCTACAAAGTTGTTCTTGACAGCGTTGAGGTGGAAATTTGCTATTTCTACGTCTAACTCAATATAACCCGTTGACCCCAAATAAGTCGGCAATGGGTAATACTTGCAGTCAGGTGAGTACCCTTTGACGTAAAGTAGTTGCTTTCCACTCGGCTCTTTCCAATTGAACGCGTCTATCTCCTCAACAACTGGGTTGTGTTTCTTCCAATCTTCAGAATAGTAGTATTTCGTTCCGTCCTCATTTGAACGATACCGAGCAAAATCAGCGTGGTAAATAGCTGCTATCTTGTCGTTCAGTTGGTTGTAAACGATTTCTAAAGCGAAGCCGTTGTAGAGTTCGTAATCAAGCGCAACCTTCTCAAGGATGTCGTTAAGGCTCTCGTATTGGTTCGGCTCGTTGATGAACTGCTGAAGCCTTGCAAGCCCCATCGTGTCCAACCCTTCCGCATCTACTGACCAACCCTGACCGACAACGTAGTCTTTCTTGGAATTGATAATAGCGTGATGCTTCGCACTTCTACGATACAGGTTCAGAAGGTACTCAGGGTAACGGTTCTTGTACTCGCCTTCGTCTCCAAAGAGAATCCAATCCTTGCCTCTCGCCTCCTTGAAGGTTGGCACTTTATGCGCTCCGAAGTTTAAGATTTTAAGAGCCATACACTACATAGTTTGAGTTGCCGCCTGAGTAGGTGGTTACTGGTGTTGTTGTTCCCGTTACTTTCACAATTCCCGATTCTAATTCGGTCAATCCTGTCGGGTCTAAATTTGAACTTGAAGAGTTAGCGTAAACGAAGTACCGCCATTGCCCCTCAGTTGGAAGTTCCACCTCCGCGTTTAGATTGTCAGGCGTTGACGTTTCCGTGATGGTAAACTTGTTGAAGCGGTCAGGATATGCGCTTGAATCCGTAGCAACACAATACTCCACCGCCTCCGTGTTATCCGATTGGAACTTGAAGAGGTAATAGGTAGCCGTTCCCTTTTCGGTAAGGGTCAACGCTATCTCGTTTGCGCTATTTCGTGCGATGTTTATCAAACTGCAAGAACAACTACTTCAATGTCAACATCTGCCGTGTCAGCTTGCGCGCTGATGTTGTCGATGTCAACGAAAGATGTGAATGACCCACTTGCAGCCGCAAACATAACACCGCTTGAAAGCATAAATGTAGCACCAGGCTCTACTCGTAAATCACAAACCTCTGCGGCTGCTTTTCTGAATTGAATCTGAAGCCAATTTGTGTCATCCAAATTAGTGATTCTAATGTACTTCACAGCCGAACGAACGAACTCTCCGCGACCGTTTGCGCTGTTCAAATCAAGTACTGAGTTTCCCGTAGTCGAGATGGTCATAACTCTACGGTCAGCCTCTGCCACGTTTGAAATTGTGCGCGTGTGAGTGCCTCCTCTGTCAACTCCTCCGAGTGTTAGAGATTCAACTATTTGAACCGTTGCGGTTGCTGGTGTTACGGTCGATGCCATTGCTGTTTTTCTTTAAATAGCAAAAAGACGAAATTGTGCCAAACGAAAAAGGGTCAGCGTTAGCCGACCCCTTCTCAAACAGAACAATGAAAAAGTGAAGATACGAATTAGTTTGTAATCGCAGTTACGTCTGCAGCATCAATTGAAAGCATTTGCTCCGCTTCCATTCCGCTAAAGGTCAAGCTGTAACCCGAAAGGTCTGCGAAAGCCGTACCAGTTGCAGAAGTTCCAGCATTCAACTCAAGACCATTTTGCCATCCAACAACCCAGTAAGAGCCATCGTTAGTTTCTACGATAGCAACCAAACGCTGTTGAGCAAGCACCTTGATTTCGTTGCGCTTGTTTACGTCCAATTTTGAAAGCACTACAACCACCTCAGGAGTAAAGTAAACTGTTCCGTTCTGACTGTTGCCATTGATGGTTTCGGTCAAAGAGGAAGTTTCCTTCAACTGCTCGTACTTGTAGAATGTAGGCGTTCCTGTGATTGAAGTAACCGCTCCAGCAGATACAACAGGTGTTAACGCAAGGTAATCGTCAAGGTTCGCAAATCTAACACTCTTGCAACCACCTACAGCATCGCGGCAATCGAGGTCATATGAATAGCTGAGTGCACATCCAGTATATGCCATTTTTTTAGTTTTTAGAGTGAAGGGGAGAGCCGAAGCCCTCCCCGATTAGATTAAAGAATTACAGCAGAAATTTGGTCAGGGTACGCAACTTGAACACCAAGTGTCAAGTCAACGGCTACTCTGTACTTTTGCGTGTCAGGACTGAACCAAGCGTTTATTGAACTTGCGTCAGAATCCAAATCAACGCCCAAGAACATATTGCTTGTTCTCATACAGTAAACATCGTTAGTTCCAGTCAGACCGTTAACGGCTACGATTTCGATGTTAGTGCCCGGAAGAATCATTGTAAGGTCAGCAAATGAACTCTGAGCGTTCTGAAGTTGACCGCCAGCAGTAACGATTCCAAGACCGTTCTGAAGACCAAGTGCCAACGCTCTGAAGGAATCATATCCAACGAAGATTTTTGCATCAGCCTTGTCAACGATAGCAGCAGCAGCAGCTTCGTAAACTCTCTGAACAGCCTCAACCATATTGTTAGCAGTCAAAGCAGTAGTAAGAGCAGTTCCCGAACCGAATGCAGTCGTGTTTGCATTGATGTAAGAACCACCTCCGATTACGTCAATAAGACCATCGAAGAACCGAAGGTTACCTGATACCAATGTTGAATCAGACTGCCAAATCATTACCTCCAACTCGGATTGGATTTTTTCAACAAGGTAAGCACCGAACTGCTCCTCGAAAGGAATAGACTCGTAATGCGCTCCGCTTGGAAGTTGTGAACGTAGGTAATATCCTTCCAAAGTCTTTGGGCAGAACTCCATATTCAACTTTAGTTTAGCTGGGTCAATCTCACGCTGAGTGAAAGTTACATCGCCATCAGCGTTGAAAGCGCAACCGCTACCATCTTGGAAGTTTACATCAACATCCATAAGGTTGATTTTGGTTTTGCCTTTCACGCCTACTTGCTTCTCCATAAGTGAAGCTGTACGCCCTCCAGTTACTGCTTTTGTGATTAGAGGAAAGTTTTGTTCCTCAATGTAGGCTGTTAAGCCTGATACATCAAATGCCATTTTTTATAGTGTTTATGGGTTTATTTCTTAGTTATTGCTCTCATCTTCTCAACCATCTCGTTGTAATCAACGCCTTTGTTGAATGGATTAGATACCTTCTTTGAAGGCTCTTCTTTAGGAGTAGCTGCCATCTTCTCAACGATGTCAGTAATTAAACCAACCGCTTTCTCGATGTCGCTTACTTTTTCGGTTTTAGCGAATTGAGCCTCTGCCATTCTGCTTTCGATTAGTTCTGAAACAGCAGAAAGGATGTCAGCTTTGAAGCCTTCAGAATCGAATTTCTCCTCAGTTTCCTCAGCAGCCATTTCTTCCTCTTTTTCTTCTCCAGCTTCTTCCTCAACTGGCTCAGGACTCATTATCTCAACGATAACACCACCTTCAGTTCTTACGATGTCGCCACTTTCAAGTTCGTGTTCGCCATCAGGTGCTGGTACTACTTCGCCATCCTCTCCAACTACGGAAAGAGCCGCGCCGATTTCTAAAGATTCGTAACGTACAATAGTGCCATCAACGAGTTTGGCATCTTCAAACTTCTCCTCGGTCTCGCTGAAAAGTAGCTTCTTGATTTCGGGTAACTTAGACCCAACAAGTTCTGAAATGTTCATAGGTTGTTTTTTGATAAATAGCAATTCTTGGAAGGTGTGCCACTTGGCGTTCACTTGTTCACGAAACGTGAACGGTCAGGATTTATGAACGGAGTGCTTTCTCCACCTCCTCAATTATCATTTTGTCCACATCCATTTGACGAGATTCCGAAAAGACACCCTCAACCGAGAACCCTTTGAAAGTTCCTTTCTTAACATCCTCCCAAACATCATCGTTGTCGACCTTGTAGCTTACGAACCAAGAACCGTTCGGTAGTTTGTCGAATCCCTTTGGCGTTGGCTTCATTTCGTCAATCAGGAAGCTCTCAAACATAAACACGCCATCCACTTCTGTTGAGTGGTCTAAGTTGGTCGCGTTGGTCTTTCCGTCCTTCATAAACTTGTAAGCTATCTTACGAATTGCATCAGAGTCAAAAACAACGTAATACTCGCGCCCATCCTCATCTCTTCGGTAGATAGGGTAATCGGCAACCATTGCCGCGCCGCTTACGATTCTCTTCTCTTCGTTCAATGCGAACTTGTGCTTCTTGTTAAACGCCATCCAATTACGCTCAATGGCTGGATGGTCAACTAAAGAGATTGCATCAAGACCCGTTTCGTGGTCTTCGTCAATTGTTAGGTAGATTACTGGTAATTTTTCCATTATCCGGGGAATGTTGCTTGTGATTCAATTTGACTTATGTTGTTTTGGTTGCCCGTTACTTCTGTCTCCACGACATAGGCTTGTATTGGTGCTAACTGTGCTTGCTCTGCTCCTCCAAGTTCGGTTGTGCTTGTCGTTACTGGCTGCAAAGCTGGCGCAGATGGTGCAGAAAAAGAAACAGATGGTGCGCTTCCTCCACCCGGTACTTGTGTTGCGTTAAGTATCTGCTCCGCTTGCGCAATCGAAGAAACAACTGCGGCAACACCAGCCGCTATTCCTCCAATCATTTCATAGACATTACTTGCCTTTGATGCTGTCGCTATTGCGTTACTTATGGCAACGGCTGTATTTATACCCAATTCTGCAATTGCTAACGCTTTCGCTGCGGCTGCATTTTCTCCAGCCATTTGAGTTACAAGCTGACCTATTGCTCCTATTGCGTTGGCTGTTTCTGTCGCAGCACCTATTTGTGCTTGCCTTCTTGCCTCTGCCTCCGCAGCTACTATCTGACTCCTTTGCGCCTCATACGACTGTGTCAATCGAAGCATTCTGTCGTGATGCGCTATTTCATCGTCTGTTATATTTTCATTAGTCTGCCTGAGAAATTCCTCTAAAGCTATTCTATTGGTTTTAAACTCGTCATCAAGAGCGTGCTGTTGCTGTATGAATTGAGAATACCACGGGTAAAGACCTTCAACTGTAAATTGTTCAGCAGCTATGGAAGCCTCATTTCTTTGGTCAATCAGTTGCTTCTCTTCTTCGCGTAATGCCGTAGCGTTTGTCTTCTGTTCTGAAAGTATACCGTTAATTCTTTCCTCAACGTCTGCCCTTTCCGCTTGCGCATCAATTAAAGCCGCTTGAGCAGGAATAGACTCCTTATTCATTGCCAATTCTGCTTCCCTTAAACTGATTCTAAGGTCTGCAATTCTCAACTCCCCTTCTGTTTGTTCCGCAAGTATTCGAGCGATTTCATCGTTCGCCCTCATTCTCGTTTCAATGTCCAGCTCTGTATTGTCGCGTATCTGTCGCTGTATCTCTGCTTGATTTTGCATCTCAAGCATAAACTTTCTCTGCTGCGCTTCTGCCAATTGCAACTCATTACGCATCTTGACAATGTTCTCAGCGGTTTCAAGCGCACCATCAGCACCGTTCAGAAGTGCATTACCGAAGTTTCTGAACTTCTGTATTATATCGTCAAACGAAAGGTTCTTTATGTCTTGTAACCCATCTACCAAGTCCTGAACAGCAGAAGCAACATTACCGAAAACGACCTCCAGCGTTACCATTGCCTTGCTCAATCCATCCGCTATTCTTTGGTTGCTTTGAAGTAGTTCACCAATCTTAGCAAGCACTTGAAGAGCAAGTGCCATAATTCCCAAAGACTTGATGACAGAGCCGATTGACTGACCGAAACCTTTCATACCTTTAGACGCGTTCTTTGCGCCTTTCTCAGCAGACTGGAATCCAGCCTTCATTTCATCAGATAGCTTCTTCTGTGTAGACTTGACCTTTTCGAGTTCCTCCCTTAACGCAATGATGTCGTCATTGGCTTCGCCCGTTTTTACATCTACCTCTATTGCAACCTTTGTAGCCATTAAGCTGGTATCAATCTGTAGTTAACGTAAACGGTAATGTCGGAGTCTCCTGTTGTTGGGTCTCCACTTATGGCTTGAACTTGCAGAGCCGCATTGTCTAACATTTGAGTGTTTAGCGTGGTTGTTGCAACGTTGTCGTCAAATACCATTTTGTTGCTAATCGTACTACCCAAGCAATCCAAACGCTTTAAACCTAAGTCAGCACCATCGTGTCGAAGTTCGATTCTTGTGTTGGTTGCGTAGGCTGTTGTGTTGAAGTCAATTTTAACACTCGCTGAAACCACCTCAATAGCATAACCAGCAACCGCACCGACAATGGTCAACGGTGTAGTATTAAGCGTTAGAACGTCCGCACTCGCAATGGTCAGCGATGCCGAACCGCCCAAACAAACAACTCCGCTATCGTCCCGTGACCAAAGAACGCCATCGGCTTGATTGAAGAACAGTTCTCCTTTGTAAATGTCCGTAGCTATCCAAGTGCCATCGGTGTGGTCGTTTGAACTTGGTACTGTTGGAACGGTTGCCGTTATGGTTGACCGCTTTACTTTTATTCGTGAGTCTTGTGTTGCCATTATTGTTCGCCCCCTTCTATTGTGTAAATAGC